GGAAGAAATGTCAACACAAGTTGATGAGTATCTAAACTATGTCGTTGAGCAATGGATGGAAGACAATAAGGTCGCAATCGAGACTGGTCTCCGTGCAGAACTTACAGACGACTTTATCAATGGTCTCAAGAATCTCTTTGCAGAACACTACATCGAAATTCCAGATGAGAAAGTTGATGTTGCTGAAGAACTAGCAGGTCGCGTTGCAGAACTCGAAGAAGCAGTTGTATCTCTTGCATCAGATGCTGATACAAAGATCTCTGCTCTTACAGAAGAACTCAATGCAGCCAAGAAAAACGAAACAATTCGTAAGATTTGCGAAGGTCTAACCGAAACGCAAATCGCGAAAATGAAATCGCTCGCAGAGGGCGTGGAGTTCACCACAGAAGGTGAGTTTAATAATAAGCTCGCAACAATTCGCGAGAACTACTTCCCAAGTAAAACAACAGTGAAAAGTGAGGTAAAGGCACTTCAAGAGACGACGGTCGAAGAAGATAAGCCTGAAGTAGCAGAAGTTCATGGTATGATGGCACATTATGTTAAAGCAATTACAAAAACGGCTCCAAAAGCCTAATAAACTCATCTTTTTTTAGGAGTATTTAAAAAATGTATCTAAATGAAACCTATACAAAAAAGTGGGCTCCAGTTCTTGATCACGGCGATCTCGCACCAATTACTGACCCATACAAGCGCGCAGTTACTGCCCTTGTTCTAGAAAATCAAGAGCGCGCTCTTGTTGAAGAATCACGTTCAATGCAGAACCTCTGGGAAGCATCACCAGCCAACGCAGTTGGCGGCGGCATGTCACCAGTAGTTGGCGGCGAAGGTGGAATCAAAGGCTTCGATCCAATCCTAATCGGTTTGGTTCGTCGTGCTCTTCCAAACCTAATGGCTTATGACATCTGCGGCGTTCAGCCAATGACTGGTCCAACAGGTTTGATCTTCGCAATGCGTTCTGTATACGCATCTTCAACAGCACGTGCTGGTGAAGCTCTCTATAACGAAGCAAACAACGCTCACTCTGGTAACGGTACGATGACTGCATTCAGCACATCAATCAATCCAGGTAACGCAAACAGCTCAATCTACGGTCTTGCAAACACAGGCTTCGGTCTCGACACTGCAGCTGGTGAAGATCTAACGATGAAGTACATGGGCTTCCAAATCGATCGTGTTGCTGTTACAGCAAATACACGCGGCTTGCAAGCAGCATATACTCTTGAGTTGGCACAAGATCTCAAGGCAATTCACGGTCTCGATGCAGAAACAGAATTGACAAATATTTTGTCAACTGAAATTCTCGCAGAAATCAACCGCGAAGTTGTTCGTACGATCTATGCAACAGCAAACGTTGGTATTGTTGGCACAACGTCAAATACTTTCAATCTCTCAAGCAACACTGATACATCAGGTCGCTGGCAGGTAGAAAAGTACAAGAGCCTATTGTTCGCAATCGAACGCGCAAGCAATAAGATTGCAAAAGACACTCGTCGTGGTAAGGGCAACATCCTCATCGTTTCAACCGATGTGGCATCAGCTCTTGCAATGACTGGTCTTCTAGACTACAATTCAGCTCTATCAAACAACACCAATCTAACAGTTGACGATACAGGCAACACATTCGCTGGTACGCTCTTCGGACGTATTAAGGTCTATGTTGATCCATATTCTGTCGCTGGTGCAGATTATGTTGTTGTCGGTTATAAGGGTTCAAACGCTTATGACGCTGGCTTGTTCTACTGCCCATATGTTCCACTCCAGATGGTACGTGCTATCGACCCAACGACTTACCAACCAAAAGTTGGCTTCAAAACTCGTTACGGTCTCGTAGCAAATCCATTCGCAACTGGCGCAGGTACTGGTGCTCTATCAAACGGCACTAACTACTACTATCGCAAGTTCGAAGTGTTGAATATCAATCAGTAATAGCTGTTGATAAAAGTTTGCCAACTGTATAAAAACAATAAGGCATAACGGATTGGGGGGAGTTGAAAAACTCCCCCCTTTTTTTCACACCTAAATAATTGATATGGCGAAGATTATTCTTCTTTCTGATCTGAAAGACCTGCGCAAACAGAAGCAGCAGGAGTTAAAGTATTATTCAGAAAGGCTTGAAGAATTGAATAAAAAATTATATTTTATTCGAAAAGAAATTGAATTGACAAACTTTATCATTGAGTTGATTGAAAAAGAAAACCTTGTCGATCTACGGAAACTTATAGATGACAGCAACAACAAGAACACCGACTAATACCGACTTACTCCAAAGTACAAAGTTTAGAGTGACGTTCGATCGTCTGCCAGGAGCAACATATTATTGTCAGGGTGCCAATGTTCCAGGAGTTTCATTGACTGAAATTCCAAGAGTCACACCATTCATTGATCTTTATGTTCCTGGCGAAAAGATGATCTATGATACATTTAATATCACTTTCCTAGTCGATGAAGACATGCGCAACTGGACAGAAATCCATGATTGGATTCGCGGCATGACATTTCCAACAAACTTTAAAGAATATGTTGATTTACAAAGACAAGCAAAGGCACCATTCATTAGATCACAAGATAAAATGATGCCACAGTACAGTAGTGCTGTATTAACTTTGTTTACAAATAAAAATTTGCCAAACTTTCGTGTGAAGTTTGTTGATTTGTTTCCAACGTCAGTCGGAACACTTTTGTTTAATGCGCAAGACTCTGCAGAAAATATTGTCTTGGCTGATGCTACGTTTAGATTCTCTTACTACGAATACGAAAGAATCTAGATATATTCTTGAGAGTTCGTTCATACCGAACATACTCATTATACTAGTGCAATCTTTGTAAGACAATTCTTGTATTGAGTTGTCTTTTGAGCCGAATTGTTTTATAATTCGATGTATGAAATTAGAAACACCTCCACTTGAAGAATTAATGCAGCAATGGGAAAAGGATTCCGAAGTTGATACTACGGAACCTGGCAAAGAGATTCTGCGCATTCCATTGATTCACAACAAATATAACAAATATTTGTCTTTGCATAATCTTGCAGCAAAGCGATCAGCACTTGAGTTTGACAAACTAAAGAAACTCAAGTGGATGTATTACAACGGCAAACTTGATCAAGAAGAACTTGATAAACTTGGTTGGGAACCATTTCGGTTTACTTTGAAATCAGACATCGCTGTTTATCTTGATGGCGATGATGATCTAAACAAACTCAAACGTAAGAAAGCCTATCATGAAGAGGCTGCAAGTTTTTGCACTAATGTCATGAAAGAGTTGAACAATCGCACTTGGCAATTAAAAGAGTACATGGGCTGGGAGAAGTTCATTCAAGGTGCTCGATGATTGATCACGTTGCTGTTGAAAAAGTGGACAATATCTATGCGCAGGTTCATGCTGAAGATTCAATACTTCAAGAGATGTCTGAGTTCTTTACGTTTTCGACTCCAGGGTATCAATTCAGTCCAGCATTCCGCAATCGACATTGGGATGGGAAGATACGTCTGCTTAACCTACGCACGAAGCAAATTTATGCTGGACTGATTGGCTATATAAAGACTTTCTGTAAGCAAAAGAATTATACATTCGAGGTCATAGATGAAGACAAGGAAGTCTACCCGATCGACACAAAAAATCTTGCGAGTGCTTTATCGCTTCCGATGGAGCCGAGAGATTATCAGTATCTCGCTTCTAGCGTCGGACTTACAAAGAAAAGAACTGTACTCATTTCACCAACCGCATCAGGCAAATCATTAATCATTTACATGATGATTCGCCACCTGTTGAATACAGGTAAGAAGCGAGGATTGCTTGTTGTTCCGACAATCAATCTTGTCACACAAATGCATTCTGACTTTAAAAACTATTCCAGCAATAATGGCTGGGATGTAGACAAGTATTGCCAAAAAATATTTGGTGGTGAGAGCAAAATACCAGACAGCGATCTTGTTATTTCTACATGGCAATCGATTTACGAAATGCCAAAGAAGTATTTCGCGCAGTTTGATTTTATTATCGGTGACGAAGCGCATACATTTAAAGCCAAGTCATTGACAAGCATCATGACTAAACTCATCAACTGCGATGTGCGTATCGGAACAACTGGTACATTGGATGATAGTAAGGTCAACAAGTTAGTGCTTGAAGGATTGTTTGGTCCAGTGTTTAAAGTGATTAGTACAAAAGAACTCATTGAACGCAAACAGTTGGCTAATTTTAGCATTAAGTGTATTGTGCTAAAATATCCTGAAGTTGTTTGCAAGTCTATCAAAGGATTTACTTATCCAGATGAGATGAATTTCCTCACACAACATGAAGGTCGCAATAACTTTATTTGTGATCTTGCGATTAATTTAAAAGGAAATAGTCTAATTTTATTTACTTATGTCGAAAAACACGGTAAGATACTATATGACTTGATAAC